ATGCAGCTAGCACAGACACATCGTAACCGAACTTTTCTTTTAATGTTCTTTTAATTGACATTTGATTTTTATTTTTTAGTTAATATTTCTCTTACTGTAAGTTCTTTCGACATTTCAACTTTTTTACGTTCGTCTTTAAACTTACTTTCTTTTACTTCTAACAACTCCGCAAACTTCGCTTCAAGTGCTGTAATTCTAGAGTCTGTATCTGTAATAACTTGTTGAATGATTGCATCAAATTCTTGTTTGCTCATCATTTCATTAACAGGCTCATCTGCAGACATAGGTTCCTCTTCTACTGCAACGTCTTCAATAGCTGTTACAATTCCGTTAACGTCAACGTATACGATTTTGATCCCTTCCAATTCAATTTGGTATTGACCTTCTGGTGCAGGTATTTGATTACCCTCCGCATCCAAAAAGAATACTGCTGAACCTTCAACTAAATCACCTTCGTACTGCATAACCACCCCATCAATAGTTGTAATTTCTGCAAACGTCACTTTAATCTCTTCTTCTTTCTTAAAGAAGTCAAAGATTGATTTCATTGGTTTACTCATTATTTGTTTTTAATTTAATTTCTTTTTGGTTGAAATATCCTTCTACAGAATACCCACTAAATTCCCCTTTTTTAATCTTATTCCATACCGTAGGATTATCAATCTTGTATGAAGCTATCCATGTACCATTTTGCAAGTTCATTGCTTTAAATTGACTTGGAATGTGTAAGGGATGAGAAACGATATATGAAGAAATCATGTTAACACCCTCAAGTTTTAAATCTGGGTTATGCTCTTCGTTTACGTTATTATGGAATCCATTTGTGTGGAATTTCGCTCTGATTGCTTTTATTGTTTCACCTTTGAAAAGTACGAATCTATCTGGATTACTTCGATAAATAGGAGTGTTTGCACTCATCATGACACCTGTAACAATTCTTTTTTCTCCATTAAAGAAGTATTGAATTTTTTGCTCTTTGTTGAATGCAAAATAGGGTTTACCATGTGCAGGTCTCAATACAAAGCCGTTAAAATCAACACCTGTATAATTAGACTTATCGATAACCAATTCGTAAAAAGGTAACATATAAAAGAACGTTTTTGTAAATATAAAAAATATTATGTTAAATAGTACTTATTGCATTAACTTTTTTTGTCTTATCTTGCATTTTAGTAATATCTGAATCAACAACCACTACTTTATAGGTAGATTGAGCTTGTATGCCTTGCGTTGTGCCTTGTTGTGCTGTTTGTGTTTGTTCATTTGGTCTTGTTTGTTGTGGCGGTTGTACACTTGGCATTGGTGCATTTAGTATTTGTTTCGCAGTACTTAAAGATTTGGTAACGGTAGCAATTCCGCTAGCAATATAACCACCTAATAAAAATGGTGCAGCAGGACCACCAGCAGAAGCCGCCGCAGTAGCTCCAGCTATAACATTAGAAATAGATTTAGCTGTATTAATTGATAGTTCAGTGATTGCAAAAGCTTTTTGAATTGCACTCCCTTGTTTAGATAAACCAGCCAAAGATCCAAACATATTAGCAGTTTCATCTACTAAGAATTTTTTAGAGTTAGCAAGTTCTTCATCTAACATTTTTTGCCTATCTGCTGAATCCTTAGCAATATCTAAAAGGTTCTTTTCGTGGTTAGCTTTTAATAATTCTAATTCACCAGCTGTTAATTCCTTGTTGGCTTTTTGTTGTTCATAATCTAAATTCTCTAACTCAATTCTTTTTTGTTGTTTTAGGTTAAAATCCTCTTCCGCTCGAATTATCTCAGCTTCTAATTGTGCCTTTTTGCTTGTGTTTTCTTTTTCTTGCTTTGCCTTTTCCTCTTCCTCTTTAGCTTTCTTTTGCTCTTCCTCTAGTTTCTTTTGTTCGTTCTTTTGTTGAATATCCAACTCTAACATTAAAGCGTCGTACTTTTCCTTTAAATTCTTTTTACCTTCATACTGTTTCACTAACTCCTCACGTTCACGGTCATGCTTTAATTTCAAATTCATTATGTCCCGTGTGTTAGCATCGTCAATATTGGCAACTGTTAAGTCTTCTAATTTTCTTTGTAAGTTCAAACGCTCTTGAGCTTCTTTTTCAGTTTCTGCTTTAACCTTAGCATTGTTTTCTTTTCTTTTTGCTGAAGCGTCGGTATTTGCTTTTTGTTGTTCTTCTTTTTGAGTTCTATTGTGATTAGCAGTTAAAAGACTTTCTTGTTTTATTAATTCATACTTTTCACCAATTAAATTATTATTAGCCTCTCTTGTTTTTGTTATTTGTTCATTAATTGATTTTACTAATTCTTTATTTTCATCTTCTAAAGCAGATTTTCTTTGAATTTTTAAATATTCTAGATGAATTTTATTATTATCTAAAGTTTCTTGTCTTAGTTTTTCCCTTTTTTTAAAACCTTCTTTTTGTAGTTTGTATTGACCCTCTTCACTCATCCCAACAGCCTTAGCATACTCTAACTGATATTCTATTGCATCTTCTACATTTTTTCGAGTTCTTTCTTGTTGTTTATTATACCTGTCTACTGAAGCATTGAATTTATTTTGAGCTAACGTTGCAGCATCTGTATTACTTACAAAACCAGCTATTTTTTCTATTAAAAAACCAACTAATACAACTAAAGCACCTATACCCGTTGATACTAACGCTAATCTAAAAACTTTCATAGCACCCGTCGACGTTCCAACCGCTAAAGCATAAGCCTTTTGCAATAATGTCATTGTGCCCGTAGCCTCTGCATTAACCATTTCAGCAGTAGTCAAAGAAGTAAATGCTTTTACAACGGTATTTTTAATACTCATTGCTAACTCTGTAGCATCATTTCTAAGTTCTTTCATTGCACTAATACCTTGTGTTAAGGCAATAGCTCCCTGAACTTTTAACATTTGCTTTTCGATTTCTTCAGACTGTTGACCGAATAAAGCTTGAGCACCTGTTACCGCTGAGAAAGCACCTGCAATTCCCTCTGCTGTACGTTGAAATTTACCTCCAAACTTTTCTGGATCAGCATCGCTGATAGCATCAGCAACGCCCCTCATTTGTTCTTTTATTTGACCAGCTCTTTTTGCAACTGTTTCAAACTCTTCACTAGCAGGGTCTAGGTTTTGGAGTTGTACGGTGAGGTTTTTTAATTCCTTTCTAAGATTAACAAATGAGCCATCTGTTTTCTTTGCATCTTTACCTACTTGTTCAATTGCATCCCCTACCTTGTTAACGTCTTGAACACTATCCCCCGTGTCAACTCCTACTTTAAATATTATTTCTTCTTGTGCCATTATAATGAAGCTATATAATCGTTTATAATTGTTTCTTGGTTAAGAATTTCTGTTGAAACATCAGCATTTAAAACTTCATTACCAATTTTGATAATATTTGAATAACTACTTTCAACATAGGTATAAGAACCCCTTACTTCTTGTATTACTTCTATCATGACAAACAATTTAAAGTTAATTGACTAATATCAAATGAACAAGCATTTGATGAACTTCCAGACGTCCTACAAGCTTGGATAGTTATAGGCGTTGTATCACTTGGTAAATTTGTTGTTATAGATCCTTCAACTATTACATTGTTTTCCAATGAAGCCACTTTATAATACACCGTGTTTGAGTTAAATGGGTTATAGATTTCAAACACAAAAAAATCAGTTGCTACAGCTCCAGAAGTTCTATTTGCTGGAAAGTTTGAACCTAAATCTATTTTTGTAGCTGTCCCACTTCCATCATTGTGGAATATCTGTAAATTAGTATCTGTTGCATCTGATCCAATACCAATAATATTTAACAAGCTTTCAACAGTAACAGTAGAAGATAATCCCAAAGAAGCTGTTGTTGCAGTCATTCCGTAGAATTGGCGTGCACCTGTGTTAAATCCTGTGTCAGATACACCAAAAGCAACACACATTCTAAAGCCTATACTTACTATGTTAAATGCGGATGTTGATCTATAACCACATATACCATTCGCAGCAGGTGTAGATACTCCTATTTTTAACCTTGTTTTTTTTGTTTGTATTGAAGTGTTTGATACAGCCACAGCCGTTGCCGTTCCTTGCAGTGTACCCGTTGCGATATTCTCAGATAATACCGTTGTTGAGTTGTGCTGTGCTCTATATCCACGGGCAATTTCATCACTCTTAACAGTCCAATAATTTTCAGCTACTAATTTAGCATCAATTTGATTTTCTACTGCTTGAGTTGTTGGGTACTTTGTGTTATTAATTACAGAGAAATCAGTCGCTTTATTTGCCAATATTTCAAAGCTTGCTACATCATAAATAATTTCTTCTATACCTGATGAGGTTCTTGTATAAATACTCCCTGTTGTTGTATTCATATAAAACTCACCAACATAAATATCAGTTGCTAACCAACTACCATCTCTATGGTCTGGGCTTGTTGGAATCGTAGGTACTCCAGCCCCTTTTTTAATAATTATCCTTCTAGTTTCATCACTCATTGCTCAATATATTTGAATTTTTAGATATTCCATTTATTCCCCCTAACATTTTATAAACGTCCTCATCTGCATTGTTTACACCTCCGCTTAATATAGGGGCGTTTTTACTTTGTACGTTCATCCTATCAATAGTAACGTAGCTTGTTGTGTATTCTTTTCTAAACTTAAATACTAACGTACTAGTACTTTTATCTACTGCTATAACACTCCCTGTGTCCAAGTCTACTACATAAGCATCAGTACCATCTATTTCTGTAGAACTCCATGCCGTGTTAGCTTGTGTATAACCAGCATTGAAGAAAGCTACTAATTCATCCGTACTTGGCAAATACCAGTCTGTTTTACCTCCGTCCGTTGCGGAGTCGCATATACTAGCGGCATACGTTCCAGAGCCTTGAGCGTCAACAATTAACTGAGTATTAAATTCACCTGTTGCGGTGTCGTTAGAATTGACTTCTATATAACTTCCATTGTACCAATTATCTGTAACGCTAACATCCCACGCCTGCAGAATGTAGTCCTCAAATTGTTTTACGTTAACTATTGCCATTAACCTAGGTATTTAATTAGTTCAACCTCCGTAGTTCCGTAAGCATCTGAATCAAAATCTTTGATAGTGTTCAACTTATAAAGTACGCCGTCAATCATTTTCAATTTCGCAAAATCCAATTCGTTAATATTTTTATAAGAAAGTTTCAGGTATAAAGATACTAATTTAGAATTCTTTGATGTTATTTCATTCACGAATTTATCATGATATTTTGTGAAAATGTTCACATCTGGAACTAATTTTATTCCGTCAAACGTTGCTTTTCTAGGTGCAAAATGTAAATCAAACAGAGGTTCGAAATTATAATTATCTTTAAACCTTAAATGGTGAATCATAGGAAAATCATATTTAATTTGCCAATCCCCTGTTGCACTTCCCTCTGCATTATAGATATTCACAACCCCACTTCTTAAACCATTGTAAAATGTTAGCATTCCCTTACCTTTATAAGGCTTTGAAGTCGTTACATTATTACTATCGGTCGTTTGATCTTTAATAACAGGGTAAATTAATTGACTGTTTTCAATCTTGTAAGGTACATAAGTGTTAAAAGGTAGCTCAAATTTAACAACTCCATTCATCCATGTTTCAATTTCTAGTTGTTTCTCCCCGTAACCAATACCAACAAGCTCCCTATATTTCGCATTTAGAACGTCTTTTTCCTCACTAAACGTGTATTGATATATGTTACCCTCGATTAATGAGTTAGATTGTATTGTGATATCCTTACTTTCATCTATTAAATCAGTCCAATTGTCATAGTTTTCCTGTGGTTCGTAGTAATTTATGAATGAGTCTATGTAAATTGTTGACTTATTTGTAACAGGGTTGTAAATTGGATCACTCATGTAAGCGTAAAACAAGTTTAAAATGCCTTTAAAAAACTCTGAACATTTAATATCTGGAATAGTTGCATTTAATGATATAGGTGAATTATCTGTTAGAGCTATATTTTTACTTGCTGTAAATGTAAAATCCGTATTACTTACAGATACTGAAAAGCTCGGAGTCACACCCGTTACAGGCACTCTTGCATTTATCTGAAATTCTAAATAAACCTTTTGACCAGCTTTTAAATTTAAATCAGTAGTGAAAGAAATACTTTTCGCTCCGAAATTTTGTTTCCAACTGTAAACATAAGTTGATACACCATCCACATATACAGTAACTGTATTGTCTATTGTTGATTGATTGTTACCCGAACCAGAGTAAAATAATTGTACATCACTTGAAAAGTTTAATGTATAAACACTCGGCACGTTAAAAAGCACTTGACCGGTTGGCTTGTTTATAGTGTTATTATCCTGAGTGAATATACTATAATTAAAATCTTTTATTAAGTTGTATATCCTTCCAAATCCATTACTAACTCCAAAGATAACTTCGTTTTTCGTGGCATCACTTACAGAAACAATTGCATCATTTACTTGATTTGAATTAAGCTTTATTTGCTCACCTCCCCCAAAACCATAAATCAATTTTTGCATATTGACGTTTGTAAAGAAGTCGGTTGTGTAATCTACTTCTATATTCGTTCCCTCAAGTGCAAAATCTAAAGTTTTCTTTACAGCTTCTTTAACATATATAAACGGATATAGTTGATTAATTCTAAAATTCAAAGGTGAATTACCGACCATGTTATAACCATAGTCCACAAGTGGGTATATGTATCCGTATGATTTAGGTTGATACCCTCTAGTGTCTGAGCCAAAGTTTCTGTTATCGACTCCGTTCAATTTAATCCCCTCATTCCAAGACTTAATAACGTTAGTCCTAGTTAAGTTGTGATCGTATTCGCTCCAATACAACTCATTCAACTTCTTATCTTTTAACTTAGCAAAAATATCTACTGTTTCACTGATTAGATTACAATCAAAAGAATAGTTATTATTTAAGACTTTTACTTCATTGAGTTTAAATTTACCCTTAAATATCCTTAAGTCATTCTTAAAAAACTCACAATCGTACCTTAAATTTGGCGTGAATTGAATGTTAGTACTTTCTTCTATATTTATATCCAACGAATAAGCTGAAAGAAAGAAAGCCATGTTGTTGCTTGTGCCTTCTAACATCAAAGTTTTTGAGAATGAACGTTTACGTTTCTCTGGTTCTTTAACATCCGTGATTGACAAATTCAAAGGCACTGCAATATTGTCGCTTAAATCTAATTCGTACCCGTTTACAACTAATCTACTATTCATATCGTAATACTTTTATAGTCAGTAAATTCAATGTTTATCACTTCATTAAATAGTTCGTCGTGTTCAAATTGTTTTACTTGGTAACTTGAATCTGTTACTACTACATTTTCCATTTCAGTACTTTCGTTTAAGTAGATCAAAGGACTTTCATACAATTGTACTAACCAGTTTTGTGTTGTCTCATCTAACCAGTCGGAGGATAGCTCTAATTGTTTAGTGATCGTTTTTAAATAGTCTATTTTACCAAACGTGTTATTATTTACGTTGTATGTATTTGTCGAAGCATTCCATTCACCTTGCTTTTTGCTGAATGATTTACTTTCAATCTTAGCTTTATAACGTGAGTTGTATGTGAATCTGAAATTGTCGTATGATCCGTATTTATTTAACCACAAAATATTAGCTCCCTTATCGAAGCATACATCTGAAAATGTAATACCATAAACGCCCATGATACCCACGTTGGATAAGTTTTGCACTGCGATCTGCACACCAGTACAATTGTCGTATGTGGCTTGTGTAATATTACCTAAATCTAGTTGTTCATCTAAGTTAAATCGTAATGCAGAAACCGCACCCTGATACGCTGTGTTAAAGGTAGTCGTTTGTGTTACGTTACCACTTGGAAGTAGATAAATGAATTTTACGTAATAATTTGCAGGCGTGTCTAAATCACTATTATCTAACCATGATAAGATTGTTGTGCCTCCCTTCTTTTCAGTTACTGAGTAAACAGTAGCCCCAAACAAATCAGTGTTATATTTATCTGTTAAGAATTTTTTACCTAGTCCTCCCTTTTTGTAAATCGTATAGTCCCAAACTTTAAACTCCGATCTACTTAAAGACCCTTTAAATGTTATTACAGTAATACTAGTTACTCCTGTTACTTGCGTTGTTGGCTCTACGTTAGGATCAGTAGAATATTTTTCGTAAATAGTTATGTAAGTTTCAACGTAATTCTGAGTATCATAAACAAAAACAGGGGATGCGGTTGCATTACTTACTGAGTGATTTGCAATATACGCCCTAACTTTGTCACTTAAATTTATTTTACCAAAGAAGTCGCTAGTTACTAATTCGGGGAATACCTCAAAAGTACCTATTTCAGCCCCGTTGATAAACGTTTTAACCACGAATGTAACATTATACTTATCATTACTGCTAACTGTTAGAGGTTGCTTAAATTCAAATACAATAGGGTTATCACTAGGTGTATACTTTTGTGGGCTTTGTGTTATCGTTATAGACATTTATTTAGGTTTTTTTATTACTATTTTTATTGCTTCTCCTACTAGATCGCTTACTCTTTGACCCATTTCTTCAACTCTTTGCGGTGTTAGTACCTTATCAAAAAAGTGAGTCGCTTCAATACCTTTCAATCTAACACTGTTTACTATTGCACCAGCTAATTGTTCACGGGTCATTCCTTCGTCTGGTACGATACCTTTATCCCCTATCCACTTGTATATTGCATCGTAAAAAGATAAGTTACCCTTTGGGGCTTTACCATGAGTCGGAGCACCTCTGTTGACCATAGTACCATTCACACCATAGTTTATATACTTCCAATGTTGTGATGCTGTAGTTGCTATTTCACTTTCAGAAAGTTTTATAGGTTGAAACGATTGAGTTAAATCACCCGTTGCATATGGTTTGTGACCTTTTGAATTAGGTACTTGCAATTGTTTACGCCAATCTACTATAAGCTCGTTTGTAAGTCTTAACAATAGTTCAGTCATTGGATTGTCCGAAGTATTCTTTAAAATATCTTCTGATCTACCAAAATTCAAACTATTAATTATATCAGCGTCGCTCACGTTGTATTACTTTTATCTCTTCTTGTTTTGTAAAGTTAATAAATTTAAGCCTATGATTGAAAGTAAATATATTCCATTTTACTATTTGCTCCCAAGTCTGATTATATTCTTTGCTTAGATAGTGAATTAGTTTCTCCCAAACAAACCTATCATTGTTTTTAGTAGACTCTTTCTTATCTTCTTGCTTTCCGTATAGCTGCTCATTAATTCGATTGATTGTCGCAAAAAAAAACTAACTAAATTAAGATAGTCGGGTAGTGGCATGTGTTCTTCAAACAGTTTCGCACGTTCTTGATTTGAGTACTTCATGTTTAAATTTTCATCAAGCTCCCCGTATGTAGTACCCTTTTCGATATACATCAAACTAGCTAATCTACTAGGATCGTTTTGTAGATCGGAGTTACTGATATCTATATGCCAACCAATACCAACTTTCGCAGGATCGACTAATAAATAAGTCACTCCGTTGATTGTAATTTCTTCTTTTGGTTTGGTTAATTGGAAGTCTTTAAACAACCCTATACAGTGTTCGTGAATGTTTCTAAGCTCCGAGATATTAACCTTGTTTAAATCGTTTCTTTTAGCTCCTGTTATTAAACATATAAACTCAATGATAGTTCCCAAATCCATTGCTTTCTGATAGTTCTCATCGGTCAATGCTTTAAGGTGGTTAATTCTTAAATCGTTTAAAGTCTTTGGGGCTTTAATATTAATATACTTCAAAATAGCCATATTGATTCTTTTTAATTGATTGTACTGCTAACGCCAAACTCATTACACCGTCATCATGTACGCCTTGTGGTGCTCCATACTGAACACGCCTAGTTTTCTCATTGTAAATATAAGTAAATGCATTTAATTCATCTACTAACCAACTTTCGTTTAATATTCCGATATCCTTATTTTCAAAGTGAACGGCTAAATCTTCAATCATGATAGGTTTGGTTGCTGTAGAAGTCACATAAGGCTGTACGTTATTGTAGACTTTGTTTTGTAGCATTTCATAAAATACGTCTCCTTGGTTATTTACTTCCACAAATATCTCAGCGTTATATTCTCTGATCTTTGCAGCAACCTCATCTATTATCTTACTCCATTCTTGTTGCCTCCAGCGTTGTACATAAACCATTTGATAATTCTTGTTTAAGATAGTCAATACAGTGTAATCATCTGCTCGTCCTATATCTAACCCTCCAAAAAGTTTTTGAGTACGTTCAGCGGGTTTTATTACGCAACTATCCACGTTTTTGAATAGTCCGCTAGCGTTATCGATAAACTTTGCTAAATATTCCTGCTCAAAGATATGCTTTGGTAAACTTCTTTTCCTTTCTTCCAAGTCCTCTGCATCAATCATTGGATTGTCATAGCTCGAATAATGGAAGTACTTATAACGATTATCATAATTAGGCTGTAGACTTAATTGGTAAAAGTGATTTTTACCCTTTGGTGTACTAATAAAGATAACTTTCTTGCCTTTTACTAATACGGTTGCAGAAAGTACCTCACTCCATAACTCTGGACGTGTAAATGCCATCTCATCCACTATCAAATAGTCGAACGTGTTACCTCTAATATTATCGGGACGTTCACCAGAGAAAAATTGTATTTGTGAATTAAAACCGCTTATCGTTAGATCACTTCGATTGTACTCAAACAGCCCACTCGATTTAGTAACCTTTTCCATTTCGTCAAACACTTTCTTTGATTGTTTGTAGATAGGTGTTACCCATGCTATATTACATCCTTTGTGATTGATTGACCAGTATAACATCTGGTTAATACCTAGCATCGTTTTACCGAATTGGCGGCCTATGTTTAGAATGTAATATTTATAACTCTCATTGATTATAGAGTTATGTATTTCTTTTTGTTTGGAATGTGGTTTGTATCCTTTAATCGTTGACATCGAAATCGAATCTTTGTACAATCGTTTGTTGTGTCTCTACCTTTTCAGATAGTCCTAATTTTTTAGCTATGATATTAGCATTAAACAAACCAACGGAAGCACCTCTAAAGTTATGGACGAAACAATTTTTTCTTATACGTGTAATGATGGGGGTATATTCAGTATATCTCTCATCTTTATTCTTTGAATAATCTCCTAAATCTCCTATTATTCCTTGATCCATTAAGTAGCATTCAAACCCTTCAAATGTTATCGGAGTCTCTAGTGGTGTTAATTCAGTCCTTCCATCTTTACCTACATATTCCTGTTTATACATAGGATTTTGTTTCTCATGTAAAACATAACTTTCGAATAACTCCCATAATTTTTCTGGAGTCTCTATGTATTTATGTTTAGCCATTGATTTATGCTTTTGGTTTTCTTGGCTTTCTTACTTTCTTAATCACTTCCTGAGTCTCATACGCTAATCTAGTCGCTTCTTCGAATAAATTCATCCAATTGTTTAAAATCTTCAAACCTGTTTCTAAACAACCAGCACAACCCTTAGTTAGTGGCTTCTTTGTTATCTCTGCATACACTTCTGA